ATGAATTTCCGTTGGTCGCAGTGGTCGGTTTTGGTCAATATGAAGCAAAACAAGACCATCACCGATTGGCGCGTGGTGCTGATGAACCCGCAGCAAACCTACATGGAGTGGTGCGCCTGGATCATGTCCCTGAGCGGTTCCATCCCGATGGAAAATTTGGTGACGGGCGAGATTGGCCTGTCGCCAACCGGTGCGCCGACGTGGGGCGAGCTGCTGTAATGGCCAAAAAGAAAGCGGAAACGGCCGTATCTGAGACCATCGAAGAAACGGCCGTATCCGAACCCGCCCTCACCCCCCAGCCGCGTAATATCATTGGCTCGGCTACTGAACATATGCGCCTGGCCGCTGCCATGCTGCGCAGCAAAGGAGGGGCGCACGCCGAATCGTGTGCCTTTGTTGCCGCTGAATTGGAGCGCCGGGCTGACCAACTGGAGAAATTGAATGAGTGACCAACTGACCTTAAGCGCCGTTGATTTCCTGAACCTGGCTGAACAGCGCCGGGTGGCGCGGGTTGATTTGTCCGACGTGGGCTACAAAGGCCGGGTTTACGTCTGTGACCTTTCCACCGCCAAACAGCAAAAGATCGCCATCGGGCCAAAGGGAAAAACCCGCGTCTATGCCGACAAGAGCATGGATGTGGATTTAGCCAGTATGCCCAAAGACGCGCCGATGAAGATGATGATGGAATGTTTGGTGACGGACGCGGAAAACGGCCGTCTGCTGGACGCCGCCTTTGCCGAATTGGAAGAGGGCGGCGATCCCTACATCGTCTGGCCAGAGAATGACCTGGTAACGCTCTACAGCGTCTGGCGCAACGATGAAGGGCTGAAACACAGCGACATCGAAGCCCGGCTGGGCAGCATGAGCAACGCCGTGACGAACCTCATTGTCAAAACGGTGCGTGAAATTTCCGGCACGGCGGAGGAAGCGGCAGAGCAGGAAAAAAAAGGCTAACTGACAACAAGAATTTGATGCTGGCTCACAGGCTTGTACGCTACGGAATCGGAGGCCGCACGGTGCAGGAATTAAGCGACGTTATGACCGTTAGCGAGTTCCTCCGCTGGGCGGCCTTTTCGTCTTTAGAGCCATTTAGCGATGACCGTAACGACTGGCACTTCGCCCGGCTGATGGAACAGCAATACAACATCAACCGGGGCAAGGGTAAGGCCAGTAAACCAGCTAAGGCGTTTTTGCTCCAATTCCGGCAAACCAGCCGGGAAATGAGTATGCAGGAAATGGAAATGGCCTTAATGATGCAATTTACGAAGATGGGTGGCCGTTTCCCGGACAAATCACAGTAACGATGGAAATTCAGAAACTATTTGTCTCCCTGGTGCTGGACGCCACAAAATACACAAAGGGACTAGATGAGTCCCAGCGCGAAGCTACCCGCTGGCAGAAAGCGCAGGGGGCGGCGTTTAAGGCATTCCAGGCGGCGGCGTTGGCGGCGTTGGCGGTCGTCGTGGCGGCAACCATTGCCTTTGCCAAAGACAGCTTAAGGGAGTTTCAGCAGTTTGAGACGGGGATAAGCGAGGTATTTACCCTCCTGCCCGGTCTGTCCCAGGACGCAATGGGGCAGATGAAAGAGGACGTGCTGGCGTTCGGTAAAGAAGTTGGGCGAACGTCTGACGAGACTCTCCCTGCACTGTATCAGGCAATCTCGGCAGGCGTTCCCAAAGAGAACGTCTTTGATTTCCTCAAAATAGCCAGTGACGCGGCCCTGGGTGGTGTAACCGACCTGGAAACGGCCGTTGATGGCATCACCTCTGTAACCAATGCCTACGGCGCTTCTGTCATTGACGCGGCCACGGCCAGCGATGTGATGTTCACAGCCGTCAAATTAGGTAAGACGGACTTTGAGCAGTTATCGTCTTCGCTATTTAATGTAGTGCCTACGGCCGCCAGTTTGGGCGTGACATTCACCGATGTGGCCGCAAATTTAGCGGCGCTTACAGCGCAGGGTACGCCCACCAGCGTGGCTACCACGCAGCTACGGGCCGCGTTTGTGGAGGCCAGTAAGGCGGGATCGGGGCTGGATAAGGCGCTGCGCGACCTAACCGGTAAAGGTTTTGCCGATCTTATTGCCGACGGCCAGACATCCTCCGAGATTTTTAGCGATTTACGCCAGTCTATGCCTGAGGAGGAGTTTAGAAACCTCTTTAGCAGCGTAGAGGCCAGCAATGCGGTTTTGGGACTGACCAACGACACCGCAAAGGGGATTATTGATACCTTTGGTACCGTCGAGGATACGCTAGGGGCAACGGCTGAAGCGGCCGAAACGATGGCGCAAAGCATGGAGCACCTGGAGGCAAAAACAGCGGCAGCGACCGAAGCGCTAAAAATCCAAACAGGCGAGGCGCTCAGCCCACTAAAACGCGCCTGGCTAGAAACGAAGCTCGGTGTCTCTGATTACCTCTCCGAGGATTTGCGACTGCGCCAACAGCTGCTTAGATCGTCCGACGCCTTGGGTGAATTTGGCTATGAGGGCGTAGCGCTGCAAAAAGCGCTTGGGGCGCTGGGTGAAGGCACAACTTTTTGGCGCAATACGCTGGTTGATGCCGACACGCTGGCCCGGCGCACCACCATTGCCGTCGGCCTGCTAGAAAATGGTTTCCAGGGCGGGGCCGACACGCTGGCCGATGCAGTCCAGGTCATTGAGGCAGCGAACAACGCCAGCAATGACTACGTAACAACATTAGACGACTTGCGCCTGATGGCCTACGAGCAAGAGGCGGCGCAGGAGGCGGCTAATCAGGCTCATACGGAATGGATCGAGCTGGGCGTTTCGCGCGTGGGGGCCGCCACAGATTACGCCATGAGCCTGGAAGAGTTGGCGCGAATGGGCCGCGATGCCGCCAACGTGCAGCGCGAGGAGCTGGCGATTGCTACCGAAGAAGCGGCGGCGGCAGCAGAAGCAGCAGCCGAGGCCGAGCGGGTGCAGGCACAGGCTTTGGCGGAGTTGAGGGCGCAGGTTGGCGGCTATTTCAACGACGCTTTGACTGCCACCGGCGAAACAAAAAGCCTGGAGCGGCAGATGTACGACGCGGCCGTGGCGGCGGGGGCCGGGGCCACAGAGCTGGCCATTTTGGCACAAGCAACTGGCGAATTTACTCAGGAAGAAATCGACGCGGCGTTCCAGGCGGCATTGATGCGCTCAAATATCGACGGCCTGGTTGAGGCAATGCAAGCGGGGGCGATTACGGCCGATCAGGCGACTGATGCCTTGGGCTTATTGAAGAGCGGACAGGCAGAAACAGCCGCCGGGGCCATCTCCCTGATCCAACAGTTTGACGGCACTGTCGCTAGCCTGGGCAACGTTTCTGATGCGGCGACTGATGCCACCAGCAACCTGACAGCCATTCCCAGTAATATTCCGGTACACATCAGCATCACCAGCGACCCGATCCCCTCGCTGCCCAATGTGCCAGGGGGCGGCAACCAACCGCAAGCGTTTTCAACGGGCGGTTTTACCGGCTTCGGGGCAGTCAATGACGTTGCCGGGCTGGTGCATCGCAATGAATTGGTGATCCCGTCTGATGTGTTGTCTGGCGGTTTCGCTGAAATCATGAATTTTGCCAAGGAAAATCTACCCAGCCGCTTCTCGTTGGATACGTCAACGGCACCACCCGCCCTGCCCTCCCCCACCCCCGACAGCGGGCGCACCCGCGAGGGCGATACCTACATTTTCAACATTGACGCACCTGGTGGGGATGTGAACGCCATCGAAAAGGCAGTCGAGCGGGCAATGGCAAAAAGCGGCCGTAAAGCCGACACAAGGATTCGGGCACGCTAATGGCTACGATTTTACGTTGCGCCGGGGTAACGGCCGTTTCTGGAGGCACCCTGAACCTGAACGGCACAAATACCGGTATGGCCTCAATTACCCTGCTGCCTGGCTGGCGGCCACGGGTGGCGGCGCTGCTGAAGCGGCCGTTGGGCGGCCAGCTCTACCAGGACGTAGTGGAGAGTATCCCGCTGCGCATTCATGGCGATTCGGAACTGGCCTGCATTTTGGCGCTAGAGGCGCTGGCTGGGGCAGTTAACCAGGCCGCCAGCTGGAAGGACGGCGCGAACGTCAACGCGGTGGTACTGCAATATGCCATTGACGGCACCACGCTGACCCACAC